ATTTTGTTAATACCGATGTTTTTGATTTTTTGAATAATCAAGAATTACGACCTCGTAGCGATTTTATGCCTATTGATCCGCCTTACATTGGAGAAGCCGGAAATTACGATCATGGCATAGACCAAAGGAAATTATCACGGGTTTTGGGGGCTTTGAAAGACGAGGGTATGCCTATTATGGTGTCTAATTCCGAATTTGCAAGACCCCTATATGACGATGAAGGATTTGATACATTTTTGATGGATAGGAGAAATAACACAAGGGCGAATAAAAGGGGCGTAGTCCCTGAAATGATTGCGGTTACTCCCGGTTTGATATCTGAACGTGAATGGAAAGGGCCAAAAAAAGTGCAAAAGTCATTGTTTGATACGGCGTGGGATTCGGTATTCAAATAAACAATTGCATAACAATGTAATTTATGAGAGCAAGGCTTGAAGCCTCAAAACCGATTCGTATTTACGAAGTCGGCCCTAGAGATGGCATTCAAAACCTGTTCAAAGTTATCGATTTAGACAAACGCCAACAATTAGTTGAGTATTTGGTTTTGGCCGGAATTAAAAATATCGAAATAGGCAGTATGGCTAATCCGAAGAAATTGCCTACAATGGCTGATAGCCACCTTCTATTAGAAAATCTAAATGAAAAGGGCATTGATGCTAATTTTTCATTGTTAATAATGAATGCAAGGGGTATGTATTTGGCTAAAAAAAGCGGCGTTGAATATGTAAATGTTGTAATTAGCCCTCAAGAAATGTTCAATCGAATGAATTTTGTAAAAGATATGCACGAAATGATGATGATTTACGAAGACATACTGTATGATTTAGATCGTAGCAAAGTTAGAGTCTATATTTCCTGTGCATTTGGTGAAGGCTTTACAGATGAAGAATGGAATGAGTGCATTACATGGGCTGCTGCAATGGGCGATACTGTGGTCTTAGCCGATACTGATGGTTCAGTCAATAATAGAAAATTGCATAAATATATTAAAATGGCTCAAAAAGCCGGAGTTAAGAACGTCGCATTACATTTCCACTTAACATTCAAGAAAAGCCAAAAGACCATAGAAAAGTATCTTGATACTGCATATCATTTGGGCGTAACCGAATTTGATAGTAGCATTGCGGGTTTAGGCGGTTGCCCCTATGTAATCAATTCCGGTGCTAATCTTTCAACTGAAAGTTTGGTATCATGGGCGATAAAGAATGGAATTGAGGTTGAAGGGGTTAATTTGCGTCAGTTAGCCCGTGCTACTAGATATGCACGAAAAATAACCTCAGATAGCAAAATATCAAGGATTCTGCCTGTTCATAATTGGTCTGACGCTAGAGTATTGATTCATTCAATATGGGCATAATTCATCAATGATGGTCTTTCTGCAACCCTTTGTGTCTATCTTCGACCAAGCGTGGGCTTTGGCGAAAATGCCCATATATGAAACGGACACACCCGGCATACGATTTGTTACAAGAGGTAAAGATGAATCCGATTGGATGGAACAAGATAACGTGCATGGTTATGTTCCCGGCGATCCAAGTCAAGGACAGGGCAAAATTGAGTATATGACTCCCGCGCAATTTGGAGAAATGACTACGGGCGACCCAAAAGGTGCTATTTATGGTGAATCTTCACAGCGCAGACAAGGGCCGTTTTACAAACCTCCTTTCGATAAAGATATGGATCCGTTTGAGTATTTAGCATTGGAAGAAAAGGCGAATGAGTCAAATAAATATCTTGCTGAAAAGTTCCCTGTTGAACAAAAATCCCCAAGAGAGAGGGGAGATACTTTCTATCAAGATTTAATGGACAGGGCGGAGGCGGGGGAGGACATTTTGTTTGGGATGCCGTATGTTTTTTCCGAACACCACCCTAATTTGAATCACGATGGAAGGCATAGGATGGCCGAGTTGTATGCCCGTGGTTACGGCAATACTCCATTTCCGGTCAAAGTAATGAGGGGGACTCACGGATGACTGTTTTTGACCGAGCGTGGGCGTTGGCGAAAGAATCTCCCGATTATCAAGGACACCATGAAGCCCCTATTGACCCCGATTACCATTCTCCTTTGCATGATATGGTTGGGATGTATCCCGAAGATCTGTATTCCCATATGGGTGCGCGATACTACGGAGATGGTAGCGAAGAATCCTTCAGAATGGATCGTCATTCACATAGGATAATTATGGATGTTAGGGGTAATCCTGATGCAGAAGTGAGGGTTTTTCGCGCCGTTCCCTATGAGGTTGAAGGTTGGGAGATAAACCCCGGCGATTGGGTATCAATATCGAAACTCTATGCGTTAAATCATGGTCTTGGAATCGGGCATGGAAATTGGGGCGAGGGCGGTTACAAACTATTGAAAAAGAAAGTAAAGGCTAAGGATTTGTTCAGCGAAGGCAATTCAATTCACGAATACGGATGGAGGGGGCATACATGACCGTTTTTGATCAAGCGTGGGATATCGCAAAAGAGTTCTTTTTTGAACCCGAATCGAGTTTGATGAATGAAAGAGAGTTGAGCAATGGTTGGAAAGCCTACAATTCGATTATGGGGAGGTATGACCCTCCAACTGTTAATGCCTTAAGGGAATCCTCAACTCCTTCATCTCGTTATTTGCCGCCTAAATATTTTGAAGAAGGCAAACATATACCTTTAGTTTTACCACGAACACGTCTTATGGAACAGCATCCAACTCTCGGTTTTGCCCCTGTAAATGTTGATAATTATGCACTTGAAGGGCCGTTAGGCTTGAATCATTATGTGGGGGTGAATTTATCCGCCGTAAATAAACCCGGAAGAACGGAAAATCAGATGATTGATGACATAATCACAACATTAGCACATGAATACGGCCATGCCGTTCTTGATGATGAATTAATGAGAATTTATTATGATCAAGCATTAGAAGCAAAAAATTACGATGAAGCAGATAGAGCATACAAAAACCACGCAGTAGCCCATGAAATAGGGGCGCATACTTTACAACATCCCGGCGGCCACGACGATGAAAGAACGGCTAGATTTCAATTTTTATCGCACCCTACCTCTAAATTATCAAAGACACCGTGGAAATTCCCTAGAGCGTCTTACGGAATACCCATAAATCGCTAAGAACATTCATCAATGATTGTCCCATTATTTTCAACTGCGGGTGTGCGGAGTGATTAATCCCAACTTTTGTCGTTTTTTCGTTCTGACGCTCTCCTAGACACTTACGGCTGCACCTTGAGTGTCGTTTTCCTTCGCCCCCGCACCTAAATAGCCTAACTGTGCTAACATATATGGTAATACTGATAAGCCTATCACTAAGCACAGTTGAGCATGGGTCGCCATGTATCGATAGTTTTGAGAGATGATTTATGGCATTTAATGGAAAAACGACGTGGGCGTGAATCGAAGTCATCCTTCTTAAATCACGCAATCCAACAGTATTTCCGTCATTTAGACGAGGGAGAGTAATGCAACCTAGACCGCAACAACCAATGATGCCGCAACAACCGACGAATGCTAGAACATCGCCAATGATGCCTCCACCGTGGGCGGGTTCTAATAACGAAAATAATAGAATCGATGTTAATTTAATCGCTATGCTACTTTGGCAATCCCTATTGACGGGTGTTGCCGTATCGGTATCTCACATGGATTGGTATTTGCCTTCTTCATCTCCGGGTGAAATGGGCCTTCAATATGGTTTGATTACCTTTGGCTTTTTGTGTGCTTCTATGGTTTTATTTCAAGTCGGCGGTGTGCGAGATTCTTTGGCTATGCGGGCGGAATTCTCTCAAGAGTCGAGATATGATAAGTGGTTCAGACAACAAATGCAAATGACGGCTAGAAGGGCGCAAAAAGCAGAATATTATGCCGAAATGCAGCGTCAATTAGAAGGGAGTCAAACATTCGGGTTGCCGAACACTTCTTTTACTGATGATACAGAAGACTAAGCGAGGGAGTTTAGATGTGGCCGTTCTCCACTAAACAGGAACGACAGGCAGAAGCCATGTCGCAGATATTGGCTGAAAATTCATATGAGCGTAAATTAGAGCGTATTGCAGGTTGGGTTCGCACCATAGCCGCTTTATTGGGGGGCATTCTAATTACCTTTTTTGGACTGTTCGCTTTAGAGCAAATGGGAGAGATCCACCCTTCTGATGTTTGGGCATGGATTCAATCCCTGTGATAATTATGAGTAGTGCATTAGTCGCCGGACACATATTAGTGTTGGGATATAACACGATTAGACGTATTTATCGAACATTTAGACCATTCAAGGTTGGAATTTACGGCCCTAGTATGACGGGCAAAACCACATTGGATCAATATCTTACTGTTCCGGGTGATATCGAACCAATACCCGAAGCATTGAGGACAACGCCTAGAGTCGATTCATCGGGCCGCCCTATTTTAGCAAAAGCGCATAGAAAAGAAATCCGATGGAAAAAAGAGCGACACCCTATATCTAATGCTGATGTAGCGGGGCAATCTCAATTTCGCAATCTTTGGGTCGATGATATGTTTTCTCGTAAAGTCGATATTGTGATATTTATGGTGGATAATAGGTTTGACTACACCTCTCCTGAGTATTCGCCTCAAGCGACTCAAGAAGCAGTAGCCTCTTTGCAGTATTTAATCGAAAACATAACGAGAAAAAACGTATCTAAAGAAATATCGAGAAAGGCTAAAAAACACGCTAGAACAGATTACAAACCAACAATATTCTGTTTTATGATAAATAAAATGGATAAATGGTGGAGTCCGTATTATCATAATTTATGGGATATGGATTTGCAAAGGCAACACCCTGCGGTTCAGCCGTTCAAAGAGCAATTAAGCATATTAAGAAAAGCAGGTGTTAGAGCAGAAGTTGAAGCAATATCAGCCCAAACAGGCATGAGAGTTCCACAAGTGTTCATAAAACTGTTAGAGTTGTTATGAGATGCGGGAATCTTAATGAGGCTATTAGGAGTGCGAGGGCTATGATGAATTACGTTCCATCTATGCCTTTCATGGGCGGCGGGGTTAGATTATCCGGTTTAAATGAGGAACAGTTGAAGCAATTAGCCGCAGAATCCGGCATCAGTTATCAAATGTTAAAGGCTCAACAAAGGGCGGAAATGGCGAGTGCCGGCTCATCCGGCAATATGGACAAAAATGAGTCATTAGTCCCCACCGTTGAAATTCGTTTGGTGTCTAATCCAAAAAACCCTAGAAAGGCACGAAAAAAGAACATCAAAATGCTAAGAAAAGCATTGAGGCCACCTAATTACAATCTAGGGCTATTCAAAATTTACAGATACAATGCAGCGTATGAGTGCGCTTGTTGCGGTGTCGATATTCGGAGATTTTTAGAAGGCGACAATGCCTATGCTCAAATTGTTGATGACGATACCGGCCTCTCACTAGCAGATATTTATTGGTTTGATGAAGAAACAGGTAATGCGCGAAAGCCTCATGCTAGAACGCATGGCGATCATGGCGATGAAATGAATAGTAGCCTATGCCCTGCTCATCTTCATATTTACCATACCCTTATTTCTCTTTTACAGGAACAAGAATTAGAATCAGAAGGATTAAGCAGAATCGTAAGTAAAGGCACTAAATTTCTCCGTGTTCCGGGTTTAGCCGGTTCTCAAAAGACACCAAACCGCTCAACGCCGGAGTCTTTATTGAAATACGAGCCATTTTTCAAAATGATTTATCAGGATAGCCAACACAAAAAGGGTATTACACTAACTCAGCATGAAAATCCAATAACAGGAGTGGCCGATTTAGTTACAGTTACTTTTGACTTAAGGGCTTTACAAATGCAATTAGCCGCCCAACAGGGGCAAATTGGCGTTCCTGTAAATGCTCAACAACAGATGCAGCAACAAAACATTCCCCCGCAACAACAAGTGCAACCGCCACCCGCAGAACCGGCGCAGCAACCGCAGGGGCAACAATAACGAGGAATAAACATGGTATCATGGTTTAGCAGAAATAACGAACAACCGACGCAACAATTTGGCGCACCTAGCACGATGGGCAACGGATACGCTCAAAATAACAGTATGGGCATGGGTATGGGTATGGGTATGGCCGATCCTATGATGGGCTTTCAACAGGCTCAAAATCCTATGATGGCTCAATTCGCCAATGACCCTGTTATGGCTACTGCTAAGTTGATAAGCCATAATGACCCTATGGCTAATTTTATTGCGGGTAATAATATGGGGTATGTTATGAATTTGTTTGGGGATTTAATTATGCTTTCTCTCAAAAATTTCTTTGATAATGTTCAATTTAAGGATGAAGATGGTAAAATTTTGAGTATTGATACATCAACAATGCCAACGCAAATTTCCACGCTTTCTCCTGAAAATATTAGTTTGACCTTGCAGACTTTACAAAACGTATGTCAGCAAACCGTCGATTTCAACAAACAACAGACTCAGATGTTGTTAATGTCGCATAATCCTATGATGATGGGGGATAATCAACCCGGATTCTTCGGTTCTCTATTAGGTGGATTAGCCGGTCAAACATTGATGCAAAGAGGCGGAATGGGTGCTATGGGCGCGGCGGTGGTCTGATTGCCTAATCCGGCAGAAAGAAAGATGGCCGAAGCGTATCAATCTGAATTCACCGGCCTAAACCCAATGCACACTACAATGCAAATGTTTAGCCCAAACCGGCTCTTAGTCGAAAGTGCAACAATGATATTCATTATTGCCTTTGGTTTGTTTTTGGGTTTAACATTGATTTGGAAAGGCAGCACTTTGGAATCAACAACTTTAGCCTTTGTAATGATGGGTGTTTTTCTTACGTTCTTCATAGCCGTCAGACAATACGCATCCTTTCGGTAATGCCCTCTCAGTAGGGGGCGGGCGATATACGCCTATTAGAAATCCAATAGTGCATAGCCCTGTTCTTCGCAAATTCGATCAAGATGGCGACGGCGATTTTGATTTTGATGACCTTCGTAAAATAGCGGATAGATTGGTTAAAAAATCAGGCGACGTGGCTATACAAGAAGCACTAGATAGTCCGACACCGATATTATCATCGGATGAAACGGAGGATGGGGATGAAATGAGAAGACAACATAGAATAAACGGGCGTGTTTGTGTAAGATGCGGCCAACCTAAAGCACGACCTAGAAAGGCGCAATATGATACAGGATTATGTGCAGATTGCTATAACAATCCGTCTGAGGATGAGCGTTGCGTAGCAATTAGCGTAACCACGAAAAAACAATGTTCAAGACGTAAAAGAATCGGTGATTACTGCGGAATACATGATCGCATGAATAAAAACAAAGAATAAGCATGGTATAACCGTGAGGGTATATGAGTGGTCGGAGGACTCGTTCTAATTGCCCATTCTGCAAACATCCTGAACGGGATATCTTTGAGCAGCAAATCAGAACGGGCATTGTTGACGTGGATATTCTTGACCGCGATCAAGGATGGGCTGCGGGAACATCTCATAGACACATGAGGCGACATTCAGGGGAATATGCAAACAATAGCAATAATCAATGTCCTATATGCACCCATCCTGAAAGAGCCGAGATAGAAACCGCAATTTATGAGCAAAGGGCTACAATTGAGGCGTTTGCGTATGAATTAGATATTGCTGAGTCAGCAGTTAGAACGCATATGGAAAAACATACTCAGAAGTTAATCAAAGCAGAAGCAGATATCGAAATGATACCTAGCGCAATTAAAACGACACAGGATGCCCTGCAAAAAATCGGAAAAAACATGAATCGATTAGATACTATTTTGGGTATGCAATTAGATAGGGTCGAAGCCCAATTTATTGATACTCCCGATATCATTTCACCGAAAGATATTGATTTGTGCGTTAAAGTCCATAGAGAAGTCCGAGAAACATTAACAGAATTAGCAAAATGGGCTGATAAGATGGATACCGTTGAAAAATCTCAGTCTGTATCTGTAATTACTGTAATTCAAGCCCACTTTGCTGAAAAGTCGCCCGAAGAATGGCGAGTGTTAAGAAAGGCGTTAGCAGAAGCCGGAGTAATGGATGGTGATGCTTGATGCTTTCAATTCACCAACTAATGCTAAAGGATACACCTTACAATGAGATTCTTCATTCTAAAAAAATAACTAATATTGAAGAATTGATTGATTTTGCAGAAGCGTTAGATTTTGTAATAGAAGCATGGCGACGCAATATGATTTCCTTTAATGTTGAAGATGCCGATGAGGTTGCTGCGGAGGCTTTAGGCACGATATTTACTATTCGTATGCTATTATTTGATCCGTCATCGAGTTATTTGGAAATGGTAAGGCAATGCAAACGTCTTCGTTCTTCGTTTTTCAAGTTAGCAAGATCCTATACTAGAACCCCTGCGGTATCAAAATGGTATGCGTCGTTACCTGAAAAAATAATTCAATCTTACAATTATGTTTTTTTAGCATCTAATGATAGGGCGGTGCATAAATGACCGAAGCCGGAAATCGCATGGGCGAATGGAGGGGTCTTAGAACCCAAGAATTCACGGGTGGATTTAAGCCTAGAGAAATGAGTAATTATCCCGATCTTAGCGTTCATCCTAATGAAGACAATGATGGTTTATCTCATCATAGTCGAGAAACAAAAGAGGATGAAGAAAGCCGAGAACAAGAGAATTCACAAAAAAGGCGAGATAAAGCACTACAAGAATTAATACCCGGTTTGAAGCACATTTCGATTACAACGGACTATACTCCAAATACAAATCTTGATTCAAACCCAATGGTTGAAGGAGAAAATAAATTGTTAGAATCGGGTTTAGGTGTGGATTTAGGGGCTAATGGCTTATCGATATCTGCCGGTGCTAATCGTGGAACAGTTAGAAGCGATACTCCTTTCGTAACTTATGGGCATCCTTCAAGGGGCATGGTGCGAACTAGCCATGAGCGTATTACTTCTGATTTGCTGAAAGGCCGCAGAAAATACAAAGGCCGTAAGTATGAGGAAGATGACGAAAGTGATGAGGATGAGCGAAAATCCAAAGCAAAACGACGACGAAAAAGAAAGCGAGGAAGAAGGACACGATTTACCGCCAAAGGCGGAAGACAAATCAAAGGGACTACGAAAAGGCGTAAAGCGAATGTGGCTCGGAAACTCGACCGTCATTCAAAACGTCAATCATTCGCACCCAATAGTCGGAGTTTGGCTCTCAGGAGAATAGGTGGAACAGACCCTACTGCAATTCCTCTAAGAATTCGTGATCCGGTGGCTTATCAACGTAAATTGGCTAATGAAAAGATGCGCCGACTCACAGGTGCATTGCCCCGTGCGATTACTAGGCATCGTTCATCGGGAGAAACGGGTATCACCGAAAGCGGCACTAGAGGTTATCAAATAGGGCAAACAAACCCTACTTCATTAGGCGGAACACAAATGCCTACTTCTCCGAAATTAGGGACTAGCATGAGATCGGGTGCTGCTGCCGATGCCGCAGTTATGGCTTTGTTAGGTCAAGGTTCTGATTTACTTCGTTCTGAGGATATACTCAAAGCAAAGAGAAGTCTTAGCCGCTCAGAATTAATCGCATTGAAAAAGAAGGTTGAAGCCATGATGCGAAAGTTGGAGAAATTAACAAAATCTAATCCTGAATTGGGGAACGAAGCAAAACGTGGCGGTCAAGCAAGCCCTGACCGTGCATCTGCGCCAACCGGCGCAACAGACATTCGTGAGGAAGAAAAAGCACCGTGGATGTTTGAAGATACTTCGTTAGCACTAGGTATAGTCGGCAAACGGTGAAAATATGACTGATGTTAATTTCGATGCGTTCTTGATATCGAAATCATACATTGTCGCAGACATAGATGAATTGATACAATCTATGATGAATTTGCCGGATTTATCAATAAATAGTCTTCAAGGATTAATGGCGGATTATAGACTACATCACCAAATAGAAGATGCAGAAGAAAGGAAAAACAACCCATACATTATGGATGCAATACATATGGCTATGTCTAGCGGCCAAATAGATGAAGAAACCGCTAGAATAGTGCATGAAGGAGAAAGTAATCCACAATATCAAGAGGCTTTTCAAAGAACTCTAGCAGTAGGCTCGCAGTTAATGAATGCGGCAGCAGCAAGGCAAAATCAATTAAATCAAGCAAGCGGATTCAAGCCCGCACCATTACCATTTACTGCATCGGGTGAATTGCACCCTGCTTATCGTCAAGAAGTCCGTTCAACAGTTAGTAGGCAAACAGGCGGCGGAACGCGAAATGCAACGGCCTTCAATCCTTTCAATAAAAACGGGCAATTAGTGACTCATATTGTTAGTGATAAGTTTTCGACTAATCCCGAACACCCATTGGATGATAAACCCGGTGAAGGGTATGCTCGTTGGTATGAGGGTGCTGCTAAAGAAATGGGATTATTACCGGGCGACTATTCAAAGAAAACCGGCAAAAGAAATGATAGATTTAGATATTTGATACCTGCACATTTTATTCACGATAATGTAATTCATGTTAATGATATGCGCCATGCAAAAGAAATTGCTCAAGTTATAGAAAATGCTCAGATGCAAAATATACAAGATCCGGCTACAATTAGAGAAATGGTAAAGGATTTACCTTCAAGTTTTCACCATACAAATTTCCGTAATCATAATTTTGAAAGTTATTTTAATCGGGCTAATAGAAAGGAACAGGATGCTTTAGAAATACAAGAAGGCATTAGTGATTTGCCGATAGAAACCATAGGTCAAGCACCCACGACAATGCCTCATGGTAGTATTCTTCATCCTGAATTATTAGATGAAAGGACATATAGAACCCCGAATAACGTATTGCAAGCACTAAAGACGGATTCTCGCAAAATGACTAGAGAGTTGATGCAACATCATGGCGTTAGTGAAGACGATGCAAGAGATATTGTAGCCGGACTACAACAAGGCAGAAGCGGCCCATTCAAAGGCAAAAACGCACTTCAAAGACTACAAAGTGCATTATGGCAACATCACACTAAAGACGGCTCTATACCGGAATGGTATCAACACCCCGAAGGTCAGCCTATGCCTCCTATGGGTGGAACACCAATTACGGCAGGGCCGGTTCAGCCTCAACCTCAACCTTCTGTCGTTAGCACACCACCGGCAGGGCCACAAAACCCACCTGCAATGCCGCCGCCAACAGGTAATCCGATGACTCCGCCGCCACAAACAAATCCTACTGCAACGCCGCCACCTTCGACTGAATTAAATACCAATGTCCCCAATATAAGCCCAATCAATGGGGGGCGCGGGTTGGCTGATATGATTAGCAGATTTAGGCAACGCAATGTCGAAAGGCAGCGTGAAGCCCGCCGTCGTTTAGGTTTAGACCCCGAAGGATTTGTGATAAAGTCCGATATCCAATCTTACTTAGAGCAGGTTCAATATGAATTGGCTAAAGCCACATTAGAAGACATGAGAAGTGTAACTAAAATGTCGATTACCGATCCTGTTCATATTGCTTTAGCATCATCTCAAATTCAACGCTCAACAACTGACGTAGTGGCTATTTACCACACTAAAGGAGATTGGCGAAACATCGCAAAATCATTTGGTATTGAGCATCAAGATGTGCAATTTGTAAAGGTGGCCTTCAATGAATGAAATGATATTAGCACCTAGAAGTGCAGAATTCAATGAAGATTTAGTAAAAGGCGTATTAACCCCATTGAAAGGGTTGGCTAGACCTTTTGCTCAACCTCTTGCTCAAGGTGCTACGGCTGCAAGGCAAGGCTTTCAAAATGTGAAAGGTAAAGCGTATGAAGCCGGAACAAAAGCCGTTCAAACCGGAATGGGGCTTGGGGCAGGGGCAATAAATATACCTCTTAGGGGTGCAGAAGCGGCAATTAGGGGCGGAAATCGTGCCTTTGGATCGGGAGAGCATTACAAAGGAGGGCAATATATTCCCGGCATGGGCAATCCAATAGCCAATTTAGGATATGGTATGATGACCGGCGGCGTTCAAGGCGGACTCATGGGTGCTGCGAAAAGAGGGCAGCAGCAGCGATATGGAATTGACGAGGCCGAAACGGAACAAATGGCTCAAAAAGTAAGAGGTTCAGAATTGCCTCAAAATGTAGCCGGTGCGTTTTCAGGCGTTAGAGGCGGCAACACGCAGCAACAATCGCAAATCTCTCAAAGGCAACCTCAACCAAATGCAACTGAGCAAAACCAACAACCTCAAGTGCAAATAAATACGAATCAACAATCATTCACTCCTAATAGAAATCTAAGAAATCAGCGATATAAGCAAGAAATGAAACGTGCAAATACAAGAGGCGGAATAGGCACGGGCCTTCTTTCTAACATAGCCACATTAGGAATGTCCGGTTTGGCTAGAGGCGCATACAATTTAGCCCAAAGGCAAGCAGGTAGGCAAAACATGGCCGCTATTGAGCAAGGTGCGCCCCTCTCGACTTTGAAATCAGAAATAGAAACAATTGGACTTCGTGAAATGATTAGAAATCGTCAGACTACGGAGGCTATACGAGATGCCTACCGATAGTGCCTTTGAAGAAGCGTGGGATTTCGCCAAAAAAGGCGATGACGACATAGAGAAATTCTTTCGTCGCAGAAACACGATGGAGGAAAAGATGAGGATATTAGATATGCTATTTGAAGCAGATAGGCAAAGGAATCTCGCAAGACAACAACAGTTATCAATAAACGAACCTCAACCTGAAATCAATGTCGAAGAAGGAAGCGGAGAAAGACCCGTGGTCGGAGATCAAGTGGCCGAAGAACCTAGACCCGATACCGGAGAGGGCAAAAAAGGCAATGAGGAAAACGGCGGAGAACGCAAAGAACCTAAAGTCAAGGACACGCCTAAACCTGCCGAACAACCCCCTAAAGAGGCTACGCCGAAGGTTGAAGAAAGAGTAGCCGATATCCCTAAACCGCCTGTTGGTAAAGTGAAAAAGCCAAAAGCGGAGGCTATTACTAGCAAACCTCCTAAATCTGCTGAAATCCCTAAGCCTAAGACTAAGGCGAAGAAAGCAAAGAAGGATGAGATAGTTAGTGAGCCGCCTAAAGCGGAACCAAACGCAGAAGCCGATGAACCAATACCCGCCGAATTTTCGTTCCCCGAATCGACTAAAGAACGACCCGGCGGGCGTTTGAAAGGCAAAAACGAAGCGCAAACACGTTTGACGGATAATGCAGATCAAGCCTTAGCCAATTCTCCAAATAATCTCGTTCCCATATTAGATGTTCAAGGAAATCCTGTGAAAATAGAAGGAAAAACAGGTTGGTATGTTACAGAATTAGCCCCCGAAGAAATAAGCGCATTTCACGAATCTAATCCTGACGTAAAAGTGCCATTGGGCGACTTAAAATTACCAAAAAAGGCATTAGGTCAAGCCCGCGTTCCTGAAACTACTTATGGTAAATACGATACTGTTGAATCATATGGTAAAAGATTTCATGGACAACCAAAAAATAGGTCAATGCCTATTCCTTTGTATTTTCCAATGCCCGATTCTGTTGCAATAGATAGAAAAACAGGAGAGCAAATTAAATCAAACGATGAGTCAATAAACGATATATGGACAGTTGTAAAAGACCCATTCGCAAATCCTTTTGATAATCCAAACGCATTTCAATTAAACGATATGAAACCGAAAACACCCATTGCAGATATTCCAATTGTAAAACAAGAACCTATTATTGAGCCTCAAAAACCAAAAGACCTTGATGGATTTAATTTGAATAGTGGCGATGATTTATCTTTGTTGCCGGCTTCTGCACTCACTAAATCCTCTCAAATGGAGGTCGATACAAGCCTACTGCCGAAGGGGTGGGCTGATTGAGCGACGCTATGCTAGAATTAACTAGCAAAGTTGATTTTGAAATGGGTAGGCGAGATTTCCGTTTTTTCTTTGAAGATATTTGCGGTTTTCAATTAGCCGATTTTCACAAAGAATGGTATGAAACCTCAGAAAAGAATAAGAAAATTTGCGTGATTGCTAGTCGCGATCACGGAAAATCTGTATTCTTTAGATGTTATTTGTTATGGAAAATGGCTTACAATCCCGGCACAGAAGTTTTGTTTTTCAGTCACAGTCAGCATCAGTCTATCGACCATATGGGCAAAATGGATGAATTGATAATGACTACACCGGCTTTGAAGCACCTAAAGCCGAAAAGAGGTTGGGCAAAGCAATTATTCCGTATGTCTAACAAATCATCTATTCGTGCTATGTCCGTTGGTAAAGCGGTTCGTGGGGCGCACCCTGATATTGTAGTGCTTGATGATATTCTTTCTAGTGAAGCGCAAACACAATTGAAATCTATCTCAACGTGGTTCTATACGGCTCTTTTGCCTGTTCTTCACCACACGGCGCAGTTGTGTATTGTAGGAACTCCGTTTTCCTATACTGATTTGTATTCCGAATTAAGAAAATTAGACGGGTATGCAGTAAAAGAATATCCGGCAATCGATGAGCCGACCGGAGAACCACTTTGGCCGGAGAGGTGGTCGTTAGAAGCCCTTAATCAAAGGAGAAGTGAAATGACTTCAATTGCATTTACGAGAGAATATCTGTGTAAGCCAATTGCTAGTGAAGCGAGTTTATTCCCTGAAGAAATGTTGGAAAACGCAAAAGACGATACTATGGCTTTGTCTTACTATCCTGACCCTGATGGAGAGTATAATTACTACATAGGTTGGGATCCGGCTATCAGTCCCGATAGAAGCGCAGACTATACTTGTATGATGGTTATTGCAATGGATGAAAATAGAAAGAAGCACGTTGTCCATGTTCATCACGAAAAAGGCATGGATTTCAATTCGCAAATAGATAAAATTATTGAATTGAATGCTAGGTTTAATCCTGTTATTATTGAGTTAGAAACAAATAACTTCGCTATGGCTTTTAATCAAGTGTTGCAAGAAATAAGCGATTTGCCGATAAAACCATTCAATATGAATAGAATGAAGAAGGAGGCTTTGATTCACACTTTACAACTTCATTTTGAGCAAAACCATTTATCCATTCCATACAAGGAAGAAGGTTCGACTCGTAGGCACATGAATACCTTACTAAACGAATTATCCTTATTTACTATGCTTGATAACGGCAGAATGGAAAGTCTAGGTGGGCATGATGATATGGTGATTGCATTAGCGTTATCTGTTCAAGCCACTAAGGAATACCGAGAAAACATAGTTATCCTTGATAGTAATGTATGGCAAAGTAGGCTAGGTGTAACGGATGTCTGACGTTGAATATATACACCTAATGCCTACCGTCGATACGTTAGCAGATGCTTTATTGAAGATTGGAGTTGATGCGATTGAGGAAGAATCACTAAACGCAGAACAAAATGCAGCCGAAGCGAAATTGCGTGAAATAGAAGAACGGAGAAGAAATATGACGGAAAAGCCAAATGAAGAAATGGCAAATCCTAACGAGCATCGCCGTGAGGCTCAGATAGAGGGAATGGATAATCCCCAATCAGACACGCCTGAACAACCGGGCGCGGAGTTAGATCCAATTCCTATTACTAGAACGTGGTTTTCCGAAAATTATGGTATGACGGGCAGACAAATGGCTGATTTGTTGATTAAAGCAAATGACCTCAAAACATTAGATGCTATTCAACCATTATTAAAAATGGAAAAAAAAGCCATTTTAGATAGTTTTGTAGGTGTATCTCCTAATTTAGTTGATGAGTTGCCTTTGACCGATTTAGATTATGATTCGCTAAATCTTTATTCCGATAGATTAGATTTGCCGTTTAGACGTTTTGTGAAATCATGGACTTCTTCAGATGATGCCGGAAAAGAGGATGCTGAGAAGACGTGGCGTTCAACCATAGATAAGTCAAGTCGTTTATCTCAAAGAGAGCAGAATATCTTGACTAAATGTATGGGCATTCTAATAGAAAGAGGCGCATTGAACGCACAGACTCTAAGGAGTTATGGTGTAAGTGCGAGTGCTGCTGAAATTTCATCTTTAATCAAATCTCATGGGTTTTTATTCGACATAATATCTGTGGGCCAATTTAGTAAATCTGTGGGCAGGGGTTTGTTTTACGATGTAAAACGACATCATATTTTGTTAAAGGATGCAGACCAATTTTTAGCCGGCTTGATTGATAATGGCGGTCAAGTCAAGTTGGATTCAAGATTAATACCTAGAATTGATATCAAATTTAATGCCCCTAATGCCCCGTGGTATGTTGATACGCTGAAAGAGGAATTAGGCGTTGAAAATATATCTGCTAGTGGCCGAGGTATTGTAATCGAAGGCGATGTTGCGGTAAAGAAGGCATTGGATATTTCTTTACCTTACATATCTGATAATGAAGAATGCGCCCTTATTGCTAAGGCATTAGAAGGTGATCGTGACGCTTTAATCGTATTTGCACACGATAGATTAGCGACACCTGCTGAAAAAACCGAGATTCTTAAGCAGAATAACATATCATATTCTGATTTCTTGAACATAAAGAAGGAGGTATCCATAAATGGATGATAAGAAAATGAATCGTATTTTTGCCGCAGTTGGTATGGAGATGGAGAGGCATAGCACCCCATTACCTTCTATGCCTTTATTCACCGCAGGTATTCAAGAGCCGCCTTTGCTGCAAGGAATTACAATACCTGCTTTGTATGCTGCGGCTTATGAGTGCATGGTTTTACGCTCAATTCTTCAACATCTATCAGTTGAAACATTCCGAAAGGGTTGGCAATGGAAGCCTAAATTCGTATCTGTTTGCACCCAATGTTCTCAAAAATTCCAACAGGAACATGAGATATGTCCAACGTGTCAAGGTGAAGCACGAAGGGCAGACAGAAACCAAATAGAATATGCAGAAGAAGTAATTGGCGGCTTTAACCGGATGACTCAGAATTTCATAGAAGTTATGCGAGAAGTGGAAATGGACTTGAATATCGTTGATGATGCTTATTTGATTCTAACAAAAGAATATTTTATTGACCCTAAATCCAAACAACCTATGTTTTATCGTATCAAAGAAGTATCCCGTGCGGATCCAATTTTTATGCGTATTTTAGCAGATAAGAGAGGTGTAAGAGGCGGTTCTCAATACACTAGCATAGTTGATAGGTCTTTTAGGTCATCGGATAAAGACGCTAAATGCCCGAAAACGGGTATGCCCGTAGTGCCTATTCATTACATGAATTTAGCCGGTGTAGGTAACGGTCAAGTGTATATTGAAGGTGAGGTAATTCATATTTCTAAGTGGTCGCCATCTAAATTGTATGGTCGTAGTCCTATTGCTACTATGTGGCGGCAGGTGAATACGCTCATTGCTATGGATAACTACGTTTATTCCGCATATCAAAAGAGAAGAATGCCGAGAGGTGTAATGGTTATCAAATCCTCAAACATGGAAACAGTTGAAAGAACGGCTCGTAATATTCAAGAACATTTGGAACGCGATCCTAACTACGTTCCTACTATTGGGGTTGAAACTGAAACCGGGCGTGGTGGTTTAGAGTATGTCCGTATGATGGATACTCTTGAGGAATTACAATACATTCCAATAAAAGACGATATCCGGCAAAGAATATCGGCATTTTATGGGGTATCTAATGTATTTATGAATGATGTAAGCGGCGGTGGATTAAGCAATGAAGGTATGCAAATTGTTGTAAGCAATAGGTCTGTATCTTATTCTCAGTCTATTTACAACCGTTTGTTATTCCCTCTCCTTCTTTCTTCGTTTGGAATCGATGAGTGGGAGATTACGCTAAACCCACACGAAGAAGAAGATGAAATCATGCAACTACGACGAGATGAAATGGCTATCCGTAATATGATGCAAATGAAGCAATCAGGATACAATGCACATCTAAGAGATTCGACAGATGATAAATACCTAGTCTTTGAGTATAGCGAACCTAGCCCCGAAGAAATAGCGGCGGCTCAAGAGGCTCAAGCGGCTCAACAACAAGGCGGCGGTAGCGGCGAACCTGTGCAAAAAGGCGGTAGCCTAAATGCGGCTTTAATTACAACAAATGGAACGGAATTACCGCCTATTTCTCATTTAGGCCAATCCCAAAGAAAGTCCGGCGGCGAAAGCCCCGAACACATCAAAAGGAATGAAGGGGGGGCATCTCGTAGCAATACAAAAGGCGACTCAAGAGATATGAAAACGCCGGCTGAAAAGCGTATAGATGAGAAGTTGCGTAATGTAGGCAGGGCGGGCCAACGCGGTATGCCAAAAGAGGAACAATAAAGAATGATGGCCCTTGAAAGGTGGAGTGATTACGATGACCGAAGGTTTTGATATCCTGTCCAAAATGGATCCAATGGCTCGCCGCGCTTTAGCATCTGTTGAGGCTATGCAGAAGGCGATTGAACACAATAACCGAGATGATATAGAGAAGCATTTGCAAGACGCTCGCAACGCTCTCGATATCTTGAAAGATGATTTGAGTTTGCATGATAGATTAGCAAAAACCAATGAAATTACCGATGATTCATTGGGTATCATACGCAAATACGACAATTCTGAAAATGATTTCACGTCAGCAGATGGGGCAAATGCTCTAGGTGTTGTCCGTGCAGGTCGCACCAATACGATTTATCGGGAACACATTGTAGTCTGAGGCGATTAAATGGTATATCCGTCAGAAAAAGGTAGTATTTCCGAAAGAATACGCCACATGAGAATTAGAAAGGGCATTTCCATGCCTGATTTTGATATACTCTTGAAACAAGAAGGGGAATCCCCACAGGCTGATATGCAGAATGACCCAATGGCTGCCGCTTCAACGCAGCAACAACCGATGAATATGCCTATTGCTCAAGCAGGGCCGCCGAAATCTTCTGTGGGTATGAAATTAGATGAGATAGATACGCACCTTTCAACAGGAATGGAGTTGATAGCAGGTGTAAATCAAGATTTATCCCAAGCATCGGCTTACAATATAGATATGAGGGTATTATCTTCAATGCAAAATGATTTGTTAGAATTGCAGCGAATGACCGCTATGGTTCAAACACTTACTAGGGCATTAAAAGAAAAGCATGATTCTTTGGCCCAACATAGCCCTCAAACGCCACCTATGGGCGGCGGTATGGGTATGATGGGGATGTAAGGGATTAACATGAGCGACGAGAACGAAATGAGCGAAGTAGTCAAGGAATTAATTGGCGAAGTTAAGAAAATGAATAATCGAATAAAGGCATTAGAGGCTGAAAATTCTTCATTGAAGAAAGCCGTTGATGACCCGTCTATGCTAATGAGAAAGCATGGATGGATTTCCTTTACTACGCCACACGCTGATGAAACATACGATCCGTTGAATCGTAATGATGAGGTTGAGCAATCAAGCGTTGGCCCATTCGCCGGAACAGGCGACATGATTACTAAATCCAAATCCCGCCATGACGAAATTCAAGAGTGGGAAGATGCCGAAAGGCAAATGCAAAGCCGGTGAAAAACATGAGATATATTGACCCAATGAAAGAAACCCCAATAGGCAAATTGCTCGGAGAAGTCCGATTGTTGAAAGCGAAGGTTGAAGGCAAAGATAAGAATTTGGCTGATAATTACCCACCTTATGATAAGGTGACTAGAGGCGATATTATTGCAGCAGTTAAGGGTAAAAAAGGCAAAGTTAAGTCTAAGCCGAAGAAAGACGAAGCCGGTTCATACAAATCCGACAGGGGTGAAAAAATCGGCAAAGGTTCAGATGACGATAAAATGGGTTGCAAAGGCGCAATGTGTAAAGAAGACGATTGCCCTACTTGTGGCGTAAAGAAAGGATATGGCGATAAAGAGGCTGATGTTATGAATTCTTCAACACGATTTATGGATATATCCGGCGGCGAGCCGGTTCATTCAGTTGGTGGATATCAAGGCAACCAATCTATTCCTTTTACCACCGATCATACCTCAGTTAATGCAATTAGTGAAACTGCAAACATTCCTTCTGTTGCTCAAACCGGCTATGATACATCATCGTCTTCATTGCATATGCACTTGAATGACGGAGGCAGTAAAATAGGCCCATTCAGTAGTGTTGCAAAGGTCGAAGAATCATTAGGCGCAATCAAAAAGAACGCTACACATGGGCAAATGGGCATCGTCGATGAAATTGGCGATTTGCTTGAGAAGGTATATGCTCGCCTTTGAGAAGTGAGCATATGTCTAGCGAACAGATAAGATTGCGAACCGATGTAGTCTTATCTAGCAATATGGGTGTAAAGCCCCCTTTGATTGAATATTTATCTGCTTTAGATAATAATGAAATCACTAAACAGGACATAGCGGCATTATCAACTGCCGTTGTTGAAGAATCTCCCTACACTATGAGAGATTTAGAGCAACCTATTCCGCCATCTGAAATGGTTATTCCTCAAAATCTTCAAGAATATTTAGCAGGTCATACTAAAGTTGCAACATCTTATCTTTCAGATTGGCCCGTAGCGAGTCCCGATAATCGATTTGGCGAACATCATCCTTTTGGTATGAAGTCAAACTGTTGCCCCTTATTGCATGGGGCTGCACATGGCAACCCTGAATATGTCGAACACACAATGCGATTTATGGATATGTTAGATAATCACCACGAATCTGAAAGAATGTTGAATTTATCTCAAGAAGAAAAAATGCTATTTGGCTCTCCATCTATGACGATGAAAGACCATTATGCCATTGATAGAGAAAGAAGCGGATCGTATTACAATGATGATGAATGGAAAAATGAGAAAAGAGCAGACTTGAGTGAAAATTATGGTTTGCTACCTCATTTATTCGGTTTAGAATTTCAAAACGCCGAGCAAAGAGAAACATTCCTAAATTTGTTATCGGACTTAGCAAATTCAGAATCCTTAGATTCTGTCGAGGCTAAAGTAGCAAAGGAAAAAATGCAAGAAAAAGCGGGAATAACATGGGATAGAGCATTACGGAATTGGAGAGGCAGATATACTCCTTTAGCCGCATGGTGGTCTAGGCCAAGCGATAGAAGCGGCCCTACGGCTGCACATGATAGTGAAACAGGTTCAGATGATATTATATCGCCATACACACCAATAGGTGAAGGCCATAATTATCATTGGTGGCAACCGTATCAGTATTGGGGCGGAGTAGGTCGAGATTTGAATTCGCTTCGTCAAGTGTTTTCACAGTCATACCCTAAGATATTTTCAGAATCATGGCTTACAGATTTTTTATTACATCAAATTCCGATTGATGGGGCGCACATGGGCGGCGGTTCTCATTTTCCTGTAAAATCAAATGAATATCCCGAATTAAATCACATTTTATCGTCAGCATCAGGAATCGGTTTTCAAGACTTTCAACGCCGACGATCTAATTGGAGTCACGCTGCTAACCAACATCATTTGCACCCTTCTGAAATTGTAGGTCAAGGAGGCCGTATGATTATTCCATCGGATGCTATGAAAATGAGCAGATTTGGAAGGTCTTTGCTACAAGTGTCTGAAATGGGTTCGCCAATGATAGGTATGTTCCGAAGCGGTCATCCTAATTCTAATACTGATTTCCACGACATACATAATCAGCATTTCTTACAATCTGATGATGAAATGGTGCTAACAATGGCTGAAATGGCTAAATCTGTTTATTCTCAATTCGGCCCTGATGTTTTAGCCCCTTCTGATATAGAGGATATTCAGGCTAATACAATTGCTAGAGGCAACATACAACAATTGGCTGCTGCTGCTAATTATCAATTAATGAGAGGCGAGCAATTTCAATCGCCAAATGCAAAATCCCCTATGGTTGAAAGGGGCGGAGTATCTATGTCCGAAGGCGGTTTTGGGCCGGTTCATCCATCTAGCGGTTCGGTAGTGCCGCCAATATTCAATACAGGTAATACAGATGCGTGGGGTCATTTGATGCCGGCGACATTAGCATGGCGTTGGAATACGGAAAATAATGAAATTGAGTTTGCATTATCAGAAACCCCATTTGAAATTATGCAAAGAACCGCACATGAAGGCATGGTAAAGGCGGCGGATTTGAGTTATGAATCTCGTAAAATATCAACAAAACCTAAAGAAATCAATGCTTTATCTCCTAATCAATATGGTTATCCCTCCTTAACTATGGATTTGCATAAATCGGATGATTATGAACCAACAGGGGTATTCAATAAAACAATTGAACCGGCTCATGTATTGAAAGACATAGGGGATATTGACGATATCAAAGGGTTTAGTGGCGATTGGATAGTTCAAGCAAAACCTAACGGAAAACACCTGTTAGTAAAGAAAAAGGGGAGAAAAATAGAACCTACTAATTTACCTAATGATATCAAAAAGGATTTGAAAGACATAACAGGCGACTTCATATTTGATGCCTATTTAGACGATAAGACACTAAATGTAGTTGATTTGCTATTGCATAAGGGAACAGATATGCACATGGAAACACTAGAAGATCGCATTAATGCTTTGAAAACCCTTTATCAAACAACGGAAAACATACATTTTCCATCACCTGCTAATTGCAATTCTGCCGATTCAGATGGGTTGATGAAGACAATTGCTTCTATGAAAAATGAAGATTTGTTGCTAAGAGATTCCACTTCGACATTTATGAAAGGTAAAGAAGTGCATCCAAAATGGGTTCTTTATGCTCAAACGGATGTTAGCAAATCAAAGATTCACCCACCTTTGCCTGAAATAGAAGTTAGAGATTCTAGCGTTTTGTTGCATTATCCCTCAATTTACAACCCCGTTATTGCTAAATTGTCTTCTAATGATAACGGAACATACATCGAAGAATACAACGGTTCTTCGTATTTGGTAAAGAATGCAAAAGACCAATTTTCACTTTGGAGTCCTGTTGTTGCATCTATTCTCAAAGAAGGGGGAGGCGCGGGCGGTGGTGCTGCGGGTGCTTCGTCAGGCGGAACGGTAACGTCTTCGACCGCAGGGACATACAATGCAATTCATTCGATTAAGCCGAAAAAACGCAAATTGAAGAAAGCACCCGAAGTCAATGATGAAGATACAGACGATATATCAGACATAATGACTCATGCGAGAAAAGCGATTACCGTTGATGATAAGGCATTAACTACTAAGGAATTGATTAGTAAAGTCGATGGTTTGAATGAAAAGATGTTAGAATTGTATGCCGGTGAGTATGGTCTTGAGCGAACAGAAGATGGGCGTTGGACTGTAAATGAGGCAATAGATGACGATGTGATAGAAAATTTCGCATTCCCACGAATGAATAGGGCATCAGCAGACGGCGGTGCATGGTCGGGTATGCAAGCCGATATTACCGCGCCAACCGGCCCTACTGAATTGGTGGATGAAAGCGCAACAACCTTTGCCGATCCTAAAAATGAAAATAGAGAAGGCGAGCATAGCCCTCAATTCAAACCAATGAGAATGGAAATACAAACCGAAGAAGGGCCGATTGTTATAGAATTCAAAGACGATGTAGCATCGGTGAAAATCCCACCGGAAAAAAAGAATGAAAACGATGTGCTGCAAACCGCTAGGATAGACGAAGTGGTATGATAGCCCTAACACCCCTAACATCATCTCTTTCATATACTATTGAATTAAGATGGGCGGTTCGATGGCTGATAGTGCTATAATGCAACCGACTATCTCATGGTCGGCATTTGGTTCAGATTTTCTTTTGAAATCAGCCTCGACTGACGGCAGCCTCTTTGTTGCCGGATATGCAAGTGTGGATATGGTGGATAAGCAGGGTGATAGAATCCCAACCGTTGCATTGAAGAAAGCATTTGACGGCTTTATGAATAATAAAGCGTTTAGAAATGTGCAACTCGCACATAGCGGGATACAGGTTGGCGAAGTAGTTGATGATTTTACCGATTCTCAAGGCCGAGTGTGGAAATCCGAAGTGGATGATCACGGCCTTTTCGTTGTTTGTAGGATACGCGACGATATCCAAAAAGCCCGTGAAGTGCAAAAGCAAATTCGGGATGGAGAGTTGCGTTCCTTTTCTATCGGCGGGCAAGCCCTGTTCCGAGTATCCAAGACGACCCCTGAGCATGGGTCGCACCGTGAAATTACCGACCTAGAATTGCATGAGATTACTCTATGCAAAAAGGGAATTAACCCGGAGGCTCGGTATTCAATTTTGAAAATGGAAAACGAGGTTGAGAAAGAAATGGCAGATGAAAACGAAGCATTGAATGAAATTAGAGATGGTCTAGCATCCGTTCTAAAGCGTCTTGATGAAGACGACCTAGCCAAAGGCAAGGATAAGATGTATGCAGAAGACAAGGAAATGAAAGATGACGATGAGGATGACGATACAAAGAAATCCGAAGAAAGCGCAATTGCTTACATCGATACTCTTGAAAAGTTCGCACATGAGTCAGGCGTAAATCTTGACGATCTACGAACTCAGTTTGGTCTTGAGAAGGCTTACATGGTAGGCGTTGATGGACAAGGCGGTTATTCTCACAGGGGTCAAGGCGATGAGGTAGGAAGTGGCGAGGATGCCGCAGAAACCGCAAAGCCGGCACTACCCGCACCGGGCGGCAACAAATATGTTATCAAGCAACCGGGAGTATCTAACATGGCTTACAATGGCCCATCCGGTAATGATAACGTCATTAAGACCGGAGAAATCACCCCCGATTCACTTGAGCGCGGATACCGTGCTTATGCAGCAATGCGTGATGAAGAAGGGCTAAAGTCCGTTGTTAAAGCAGATTGGGAGGCTCGATACGAAGCCGAAACTGCTGCTGCGGAAGAAGTCCGAAAGTCCCGTGATTATTCAACACAGATTGAGTCTTTGAAGGCTGAAATCGCAACCCTACGAACTGAGAACACCGAGATTCAGAAGTCAGCACCGGCTGTTCCTCAATCAGATATCCGAGTCCCTACCAATGAAGAATTCGCCAACATGGGCGATGGTCTTGATGGATGGCGAGCAACAGAAGAACTCGCACGACGCGCATTAAGAGGCGGGGAGTAATTAACGAGGTGAAATAAATGAGTGGATCAAGAGGATACATTAGAACAATTGAGGACATGGAACGCCTGTATTATGGTGCAGGTGCAGGTTCAAACGCATGGGCATATAGTGGAACAGACTTACTAAAGGCTGATTCTCCGCTAGTGTCTTCGACTACCGGAACATATCAAGCGATATTCGGCAGAAAGGTATGGTCGCAACTCAACCAAGAGTTCAACGCCTTTTCTATACTACCGAAGAAGCCGTGGGAGAAGTCCGGTTGGCGTGTCGTAACTACAAAGCCCGGTAATGCTAGTGGTCTGCCTGAAAACGGCACACTACCTGAAACCACCAAGCCGGAATTTGCTGAGGTCAGCACTAAGCCAAAGACTGTTGCAAATACCTTCGATCTATCGGAAACCGCAATGTTCCTTGCAGATAAGGATGACGGATTGGGCGATGCTAGAGCCGTTATGAAAATGGAAATGGCAAAATCTCACGCTGAGAGCATTAACCAAATGCTTCTTGCAGATCTTGATACTCCGGCAGGGAACGACTTTGAATCACTTGACCGTGCATTGTCTTCGTCTTTTGTCGAAACAGCGTCTTTTGGCGATGTTAGCGCAATCACAGACCACAACCAATACAACATCACACGAAATGGTGCGGGCGCAGGTTCTCGCCAATGGTATGATTCTAACGTGGATGCAGGTTCAACCGGAACTGAAAGAGCATTAACCCTAAACATTCTTGACGGTATGTTCCGAAGCGTTTGGGAACGTGGAGGTCAGCCAAAGGTTATCCTAACAGGCTATGATACACTTGAGAAGATTCAGCAACTACTACAACCTCAGCAGCGATTCACCGAGATGAAGCGTGTTGTGCCGGGTGTAAATGGTGTAAAGGGTGTTCCCGGTATGGAAGCCGGATTCGTCGTAGCCACCTACAACGGAGTTCCGCTAATCCCATCAAAGGATGTTCATGCTGAGTCAGGCGGTCTATCTCGACTATACTTTATGGACACAGACTATACTTACTTCTGCACCGCAAAACCAACTCTCTATCACGAATCAGGTATTGAAACCGGAGATCCTTTCGGTATCAACAGACTCGGACAGATGGGCCTATTCCACACAATGGGAGAACTATGGCAACTGTTCTATGGCGCACACGGTAAAGTGCGTGACCTAAGTGCATGAGGGAATTAAAAAATTGGAAGTGAAGAAAAATGGCTAACGCAAATATTACAGAAGCAAGCAGCAGCGTCGTATTGGACACCCGCCTTTGGATGGGTGCAGCAGACAACACAGATTGGCTACAATCGCCAATAGGAAGCAATAGCGTTCAAGGCGCACCATGCCTCCTAGTGGTCGATTTAGTAGTAACCGCAGCATCGACTGAAACTACTTTCGACCTAACAGATACCGGAATTACAGGTGTTGATGGAACGGCAACTATCGCTATTCTAGGGCTACACAACAACTCCGGTGGTTTTGAGGCAGCAACACTACCTCACACCACAGGTTCGACAGTAGTATTCACGACACCTTCGGGAACTGCCGGCGACACTTACAGATTGTCGCTTATCTATCGCTGAGAGGGCTAATTATGGCTCTTAGGCTACGATATGTTGGGGCAAGACCATATACAGAATTCCGCACAGGAAATAAGTTGTATGGCTTTGCGAGAGGAATGGAACGTGATGATGTTCCCGATGAATGGATCGAGGCACACATCAGGCCGTCAATAGATAATGGTTCGACCATGTGGGAAATCGAGGATTTAGCACCACAGGAGAAGGCCGCTAAGATGAAAGAAGTAATCGAAGCACCACCTGTTGTTGAAGAAGTCATTGAAGAACCCGTTGTTGAAGAACCCGTTGTTGAAGAAACAGTCGAAGAAGCAGTTATCGATATGCAAGGCTTCGACCAATCTCTAACTAGAGCGCAAATGATGAGTTGGTGCGCTGAGAGAGGCATTGGAGTTGCAAACACAGATACAAAGGCTAGTTTGACTGAAAAAGCAAATGCGTATCTAGGTGTATGAGATGACTGATAACCCAACCGACACTAATGATGGTGAAGGGCGGTATGCAAGCC